GAGTCTTGACAAGCAGCTTATCTACGATATCACGTTTATTACTCCAACAGGTAACATCATTGTTGCAGGTAACGAGATTATTCGTGCAGGGACGGTTAAGGTAACTCTAGCATAGGAGGTACACAGAATGTCATTTCTAAAACATCTACATCCTGGTTGGAAGACCCGACTAGTAGATAAGACAGAAGCTAATGCTGCCATACTTGCTGCAATCGATGATGAGCTTAAGCTAACTGAAGCTGATGCTATTTCGAGTCGGTTAGCAGAATCATTAGAGACTGCAACAGGTCAATGGCTAGATGAATACGGAGATATATTCGGGGTTGTACGACAAGATAATGAAACTGATACTGTTTACAGAGCAAGAATCATTCAGTACATCTTATTAGACCGAGGTACAATCCCCGCTATTAAAAAAGCGATCCTAGCTTTCTTAGGAGACCCGAATACATACGTAAATATTTACGAACCATTCAACAACATATTCTTCTTGAATAAATCTAAGTTGAACAGTAAGGACTGCATCCTTGGGGAGTATTACACGAACGCAGTAATCGATATCTTCTTCGCTAATAACTTCCCGTATGCAGTTATCGATGTAGTTAAAAAGTTTAAGCCCGCAGGTGTAACAGTCTACCTAACGAGACAACCAAAAGCGTATAACCCTGCTGTAACAACGTTCAAAGTGAAGCAGGGCACAGTTCCTGTAGACGAAGCAATGAAAATGCAAGCAAATAGGGACAGCACATACGTGTCAATCGGAGAATCTGCTATAATTGGTTATAAGAGAGTTCACAAGATAATGTTAGCAAGACCACTTAAAGATACAGAGGATGTTAAAAACCCTCCGTACCCAGTCGTAATGTATGGAAACAAACCATATGTACTCGTTCCTAGAGACAATGCTGTAGCCGAAGGAGCGAAGTGGTTATACATAAATGTTACAGTGGAAGGTAAGGACTTCCAAGACAAAGCCTACTCGAAGGTCGAAGTGTATTTTAACCTGGTACCTAAAGGAACTAAGAAAGATACGTTGTACCCATCCGAGGTAACTAGCCCAGGAACAAAGCTTATTACAGATTCTAGGGACTTACAGGGGCGCACAATAGATTTAAAAATGGACGAACAGTTTATGATTGAGTTCCAATAGAAGGAGTGAACAACATTGGCAGATAACATCGATTTAAGTTTAAAACCTTATTATGATAGATTCGACCCAAAGAAAGACAACCGTTCTAAATTACTTTTCCGTTCAGACAGACCACTGCAACAAGCAGAGCTAAATGAACTACAGTCAATCGCAGAGTATAACCTAAGACGATTAGGCGACAGTATCTTTGCAGACGGAGCTATTCAGACGGGCATGGCTTTCAACTTTGATAACAAAGAGAAGCCTACAAAGATTACAGTCGAGGACGGGATTATCTATTTAGCAGGTAAACCGAGAGCATTTAAGAAACAAACAATTAACTTCACAGGAACGGGTACAGAGATTATCGGTGTAAAAGTTGTACAGACTGTTTTAACGTACAACGATGATCCTACACTTCTAGACCAAACGCAGAACGCTCCTAGCTATTTATCTCCTGGTGCAGACCGCTTACAAGAAGAAGTAGTCTTGACGTATAACGATGACACTACAGCTTCTGTATACCGCTTTGAAGATGGTAAACTGTTCATCGAGCCTGATCGTCCTGAGTTCTCAGTTATCAACCAGGTACTAGCACAGCGTACCGTAGAAGAATCAGGTAACTACCAGGTAGAAGGCTTCGAGATGTGGACTGAGAAAGGTCAAGATGCAGACACGATCGATGTTATTATTGATAAAGGTTTAGCTTATGTAATGGGTTACCGTATTAGTAAACCGACATCTACTCGTATCGCACTTAAGAAATCAAAAGAGTTCCGCTCGATTGTACAGGAGACAAGTACATACAACACTGCTAAAGCGAAAGTTGGAGTAGGTAGTTCATTCGTTAAGGCAGTTACAAACGTTGTAGGACGCACTCTAAGCCCCGCAGGTGGCGTGCAAATCTCTAAAGGTGTTGCAGATGGTCGAGACGCTATCCCTGCTCAGTACACGAATATAGACCCTACAACGATGGTTGTATCATTTAATACAACAGTGTACGTAAGAGATAAGGACTACAAAGTGGTTCAAGATAGCGGTATTCAATACATCGATTGGAACACAGGGCTAAACGGTACAGAACCGACACCAGGGGTTACATACAAATTAACATTTGAATATGACCGTGTAATGAAAGTAGGAACTGACTATAAAGTTACTAGCACTCCATTAGGTGAAAAGATTCCAGGTACGACTACTGAAGTAGATTTCAACGGAATGGCAGGAACTAAACCAAAAGAGGGCGGAGTAGTTCGTGTCGATTATGACTACTACTTATCACGAGAAGACATCGTTACACTAGATGCTTCAGGTAACTTTGCAGTTATTGAAGGGCAGCCTGACCGTGAAGGTGCAACAAAACAGCCTGAGAACCGTGACCCTCTTTCACTGAAAATTGGGAATATTCACATCTATCCATTCTCAGACTTTGCAGCAGCTAAGAATACAGCGGTTATGCGTCTCCGTATGGAAGACCTACAGAAGCTTAAAACTCGTGTAGAGAACCTGGAATATAACCAAGCACTAATCATGCTTGAGAAACAAGCTACGAAGACTGAAGACCCGTTAACATTACGTGGACTATTCGCAGATGCTTTCACAGACTTCAACCGATTAGATACAGGTCTTTCTTCTGTATCATTCTCGTTTGACGATGCAACTATTACGATCCCAACGAAAACTCCTGATGACCAAAAGGTACGCCCTAAGTTCATGGAGAACGAGTCAGTATCACACTCATGGGGTCGATTAGTAACTGCACCGTTCAAGGAGATTAAAGAAATCAGTCAACCTCTAGCGACATCGGCTTGGAACGTTAACCCTTACCAGGTATACAACAAGCAAGGTGTTCTAAAACTTTCCCCTGAGAGAGACAACTGGATTGACGAGCAACGTGTAACACTTTACGAAGAAGACCATATTACAACGAACATTAACCGTTGGTGGGCTCACCAAGGGGAAGGCGACCCGAACGGTAAGCTTTCTGATTGGAACCAGTGGTTAGTAGATAATACTTCTCTAACTGGTGGAGCAGCTTGGAACGAGCAGTCACTAGGATGGCAGAAGACGGATAAAGCAGAAGGGGTTCTATGGCAGTCTGCACAAGCAACTCGTGACGAAGTTATTGAGTACATGCGCCAAATTGAGGTATCGTTCACTGCAACGAACTTAATGAAGAACACTGATAACTTATTCTTAACATTCGATGGTGTCCGAGTACCAGTAACACCTGTAGCACCAACAGTAGCAGGGTCTCAAACAGGTACGCTTCGTTCTAACGCAGTAGGGGAAGCAACAGGTAAGTTCCTGATTCCTGCGGGTATCCGTACAGGTACACGAGAAGTAACGTTACAAAATGCCGATAACTTAGCAACTTCAACGTTCTCAGCACAAGGTACAGCAAAGATTACAACAGATACAATCACGAAGACTCGTGTAACGTTCAACCTATATGACCCTCTTGCACAGTCATTTGCTTTCCAACAAGCGAGAGTAATTACATCTGTAGGGGTATACTTCGGTTCTAAATCTTCAACGGATAACATTACAATGCAAGTTCGTGGATTATCTGACGGTGGTTTACCTAACCGTACGATCTATGCAGAGCGTTTACTAACTCCTGATAAGATTAAGATTTCTGAAGATGCTTCATTAGAAACTCGTATTGCATTAGATGACCCGCTAATGGTTAAACCAGGTGAAGGTTACTGTATCGTATTTATCACAGATA